GAATCCTTCACAGAAACCTTCGGTCTCTCAGGATACACACAACCTGTATCACCCATAAAGTTGGATGACTCCAGACCAAACCTTGATGGATTTGATGAATTTGAGGTCAGCCTCGATAATGACATGATGGAAGAGTTTGTCCTTAAAGCCAACCAGGAAATCGCCAAGCGTACAGGTGTCTGCACCTATATAATTGAAACTACCGCCGTCAAGGGGTACAGGAAAGAAAGGGAGGAAATTTATGAACTTATGTTTATGGTTATGAAGAAGGGTGGATTTTCCTTTGGTTTCTCCGTTGTTGCCTCGTTTGAGGTTAAGAATGGGAAGTCTCGTGTGATTTCTCTTCGCACACAACCCCTCGGTGTTCAAGCACCAGGTGATGTAAGTGCTTTCATGGAAGGTTCTGCTGGTAAAGAGTTTGTTGAGTACGAACTCGTGAAGGAGGCGGCTGTCCCTACCAAAAGTGAGTTTGATTCCGCCAAAAATAAGTTGCAGTAATTGTAATGTTAAGCATCAATGACGTGACAAAGATTGATGATAAAAGAAAACAAATGAGAAAAGAGATATATAAAAGGATTTATGAACAGTTTTCTTCAAAGATTAAACAGGCTGTAGAACTTGGACACAAACAACTATTTCTTAATGTACCTGCATTCTTAATTGGGTACCCAGTATTTGATAGGAGACTTGCAGCCAAATATGTTGCTAGACAGTTTGAACTTGGTGGTTTTACGGTAAGACTGGTAAGTGACCATGACCTGTATATATGTTGGATCGTTCCTAAAAAGAGTAAAATAAAGAAGGAAGAAGTGGAAGAGGGTGATTTTCCAAATCTTATGAATCTCAAGAAAATGGCTAACCAGTACAGGAGGAGTGGTGCGTAGGAAAACATCATTTTAAAAACCCTATTAATCATAAATGGACAATTTGAGTGTGCTTGTAGAAGCTAAAAAGGAATATCTTGGACAGATGTGCCTTATTATGTATCCACCTATGATTGAAGTTTTTGATGAAATGTATAACGAAGCGATGAAGAACTCTAAGGGTAAACAGGTTCTCATCATGTTCCAGAAGCACCTTAAGGAGGTTCCAAACTGGTCTAATGCTATGTCTAAACGCCACTCTGATAACATCACCGACAGGTGTTCATGGTTTGGTGACCTTCTCGCGGCTGTTTTTGTTGCGTGCACCAAGATTCTTTCAGCTGTTCGTCTCAATGCTGGTAACAAAAAGATTTCTCTCAAGCTCCCAACCGAAGAGGTTTTTATTCAAACCTGCTACAACAATATCGCGAAAGACCTTTACAGGGACCCTTACATTTTCCATGATGAACAGAGTGAGTACATGCGCGATGAGAACCTCCGGGTGCGATTTACCCTATGCATTGAAAACACAGTAAAGGAACTCATTCCTGTGCAACAAATTCTTCAAACGTACATGTCCCAAGAATCGCGTGATATTTCACTCGATGGTGATGTTGAAGACAGTATGGACCCAGACGTTCTTGATGAACAGATGGAAGAGATGGAGTCTCAGCCAGTGGAGGGACTTGAACCCGAGATGGAGCCCGAACCATTGGAAGGAATGGAGGAAAATGGTGAGCCCCACCCCACTGGACTCGAAAATGAGTTCAAAACCATACATAGTGTACAGGCAGAGGCACCTGACCCAGTTTCAGAACCTATTGCCCAACCAATGGGTGAACCTATGGGTCAGCCAATGGGTCAACCCCAACCCCAAGAGGAACCAGACGACAATGTATTCTTTGGGGATGCACCAGAGCAGCGCACAAAAAATCCCAGGTATAATTAAATGGAACTCTCCGATCATTTGCGCGACCCAGTGAGTGCCGCCCTAATTGCAGCTGGTATAACCGCCACTTATATTCATCTCAAGGCGTACTTGAATAATGAAGGTAAGCTCGAACTCAACAAATACACGAAACCCGCTGTACTCAATGCGATTCTAGTGTTTTTCATAGTGTCAGGCGGTTTAGGTAAAAAGGAGGTTATTTCAACTGAGCCTTTCTAAACTTAAAGATTACACCAATATAATAAGAAAATGGCATCCGTCACTGCGTTCAATGATATGATGAGTCAATTTCTTGTGGAATTGCACAAGACTTTTCCAGAGGAAAAAGGCATTAAGAAAATGCTAACTTCGTTCGACCTACTCAAGTCGACCAACCCCCGTCTCGTTGTAGATGGATATATGAAGGGTGTTTCTCCTTACGCGGATAAGATTTCTGCGAAGGATGAGACATTTCTTCTCGAGGAAATTGAAACTATCGACTTTCTCAAGGAACTTGATATCAAGCGGTACTGGTCTAAGATGAGTGAAGGCACCAAGGGTGCTACTTGGCAGTATCTCCAAACCCTATACATGCTTGGTACTACTATCACCTCTCTTCCCGAGGGTACACTTTCTCAAATCGAGACTATTGCCAAAGGTGTAGCTGATAGTATGCAGAACGGAGATGGTGAACTCGACCAGGATGCTCTCATGAAAATGATGGGCAATATGTTGAAGGGTCTCCCAAAAAATTAAACCTCCACATATACTAAATGAAAGCTTGGTTCGATGATCCTCAGCAGCTTTTTGATGCTGACCAGGTCACCCAATTTTGGCCCACTGGTGAGCAATCACCAGAAGACAGGGTAAACGCTGCTTCTCGTTTTATCATTTATGTGTGCACTATGCTTTATCTCATTCGACGTGACCCACGAGTATTCGTATTAGGTGCGACGGTGTTGGGTGTTGTGTATGTTCTTTATAAGTCTAGAATGGTTAAGGAAACCTATGGTGGTTCTGTCGAAAGTGTGTCATGTCAAATGCCCACCCAAGACAACCCCATGGGAAACGTTCTTATTACCGATTATACCGACGCACCCAACCGGTTGGAGGCGTGTTATTACCCCACAGTCAAACCATTCGTTCAGGCCTATAGTAGCGACCGTATCCCATATGATGCAGGACGTTCTCGTACTCCGATGCCCAAGTATCTTCGCAATGCTATGGAACGTCAGTTTGTTTCGAACCCAGTGACTAATATCCCAGGAGACCAAACAGCTTTCGCGGAGGCGTGTTATGGTAAAAAAAATGCACCAATGTGCAAGAGTGATACCCGATTTTGTGACCCCAATGCTAGAGGTGTTCAATTATCAGCTTTCAGTGGTTTAGGTTCGGATGGTGACAAACGCTCAGGTATGTCTAGAGGAACTGTCTAGCTTAGATAAATATTCTTGTGTAATAATAAATGGCGTACCAGCTTCAACCTGGACTTTCCATTGTTCAAAACACGGGTGCTCTACCCCCCGTAAAAGCGACCGATGAAATTTTTGTATACCCCCAGCCCGGTAGCCTCAACTGTGGCAGTTGCCGTCCCAACACTATGTTGTACGGTACTGCCCCATACATGGCGGGTAAGGGTTCCCCAGCACAATATATTGAGACAAGTGATCAACTTCGTCCCCAATCTACTTCCCGATTTAACAAGCATCTCGTACAGACTTATGAGCGAAACCTGTTTCCCCTAAGCAATATGGAATGTAAGGTTCCCCTTCGCACGATGAGTTATGAACCTTCGAGCACCAGAGCTGATGTCCAAAATGGTCTGTTCCAGCAAAGGTACCTTAATAAAAATGTTAATAAGAAGTAAGAATGGCTGATCCTATATCACTCATGGCCGTTGCCGGTCTTGTATTTGCGGGGAGGAACTTGAGTATCAAGTCCCAGCCACCAAAAGTTTCTGTCGCTGAACCACCAGCAATGAAAAACCCAGAAATTATAGAATCTAATAACTTTCAACCTACAGCCCAGGTTCCACACAAGAGGGAGATGGAGAGTTTTGGTGATATCACCGCACAACAACGTAGTGGTGGTGAAGAAATCCTGAACATGAGAAACCGGATGTATGACAATGGTCGTATGAACAACCTTTCCCCAGTTGAAAAGCAGATGGTTGGTCCAGGTTTAGGTGTGGACCCCAGTGTACCCGCGGTTGGTGGTTTCCAGCAAACTTTCAGGGTCAACCCTGTTAATGTTGGTGAGTACAAGTTGACTTCACTTCCAGGACGCACCGGTCCCGCTGCCGATGTCACTGGTGGTCGCTCCGCTGTCATTGGTCAGGTTACTCACAACAAACCCGAAACTACCGCTTTCCTCCCATCGAGGAGACCCACTATGGCTGGACGTGCTCAAGGTATGTCTGGTCTAGTTCCTCGCAACGAGCATGAGAAAACTAAACGTACCACCAACCGCTCAGAAACTGGCTTTCGCAATGATGGGTTAGGTTTCAATGGTGCTAAGCGTTTCATTTCCGCGCAGACCCTGGCCCAAGACCCCACCAGATTTAAGAGTGATCGTAACGACGAACAATATGCATATGGAAACAGACCAGCCCCAGGTATTAACAGCCATCATGGTGCGTACACACAAGGTGTCGCCGCTCAGGTGAGTGCCAAGACCAACGAGGAACTCATGAAATATGGATTCCGCCCAGAAGACCGGAGAGGTAAACCAAACCGGATGGGTAATGCTGGCCGTATGAATGTTCGTGAGAGCGCCCTCAAGCAGGGTGGTGCCCTTACAGCAGTTCGAAGTGACACGACGCGTATTGATGGTCGTGTTGCCCCCGCGAATGGTGGCTGGAGTCAAAACTACCAGCAAAAACCTTTCCACCAGTTCAACTCTTACAAGGGTAATGCTAATCCTA